TGGAGTTATAGAGATTTCGAAGTGCATTTCGTCAGAACGATGACGGAAATCTCCACCCCACATCATGCCGTACTTCTTGGCCAAAGCTCTCAACATCGGCACTTTCTCGCTTGGGAATGTCGCCTTCTTTCCAAGAGGGTGCTTCGTGGCGTTGAGGTCGATGGCGGTGCCGGACGAATGATTGCTCAACTTGTCCGTGGCCCCACGAACCATCCGAAAGCAATAACCCCAGTCATCCAACGCACCACCATCGATTGGCTCAATCAGATCGTGGAATTCTTTACAGAATCCAGCGACCAATGGCGCGACTGCTTTTGCACATCGCACCTTGACCTTTGTTCCCTCGATTGGAACGCTGATGATGTGGATTTCAGCTGCATCTTTTGATGCTGGCCATCCGTTATGGCTTTGAATCATTAAAGCCCAAGTGCCTTCAAGTCATCAGCTGTCAATCCAAGTTTATCTAGTACGGCAGCCTTAGCAGCTTCGGCTTTTGCCTTTTCCGCTTCACGGGCTGCGCTTGCTTTTTCATCTATTGCAGCCTGTGCCAATTCCTCAGCATTCAACTCACGCTCTGTCACTTCGCCCGTTTCAAGATTTACGATTGTTTTCATTATGACACCCCATATAGTCGGACTGATGTGTTTGCTAAGTTAGACATTGTTGCGCTGCCAGAACCGCGAATAATATCCAACGTTGAAATTGCAGTTGTGCTTTCAAAAAATCCTAAAACGCTCCAAAAATTAACACGTGAATTATTGTTTGACCAATAGGAATACTGCATTTGATAATACTTATATTTTGTACTTGAAGCATAATCATAAATTGTTATTTGACCAAGCGCCATTTTTTCCGCCGCAGTATTTGTGACATGGACACCAAAACACGCATAGCCAGCCGTTGTGCCAGCCGTTGTTCCTAAAGCAGCATTAGATCCTGTTTCCTGATACTGATACTGTTCCTTGTAAATTGTAGTTGAAGCATTGTTAAACCTTAGCCCAAAATCTGTTGAAATTGCACTTTGATTTAATCCATCCCAAGTCAAGACCAGATTTTTGTAAGTTTGCGGAATTGAAGCAAACTGATAACCAGTTGAACCGCTTAATACTTGTTCCGAAATCAAAGTTGTTCCACCACTTGCAGCAGGTGTTGCCCAAGTTGGAACGCCGCCAGCAACGGTCAAAAGTTGGCCAGTTGTTCCAATGCCTAAACGTGCTGGCGTTGACCCGCTTGATGAATAAATTGTGTCGCCCGTTGTGGTCATTGGGTTTGTCATTCCGCCGTCAGTACCCCACACAAAATCCATGTTTGTGTTGGAATTCTTCTTCAGAACTTGACCAGTTGTGCCGCCTAATAAATCGGCCATTGATGTGTCAACTGCCTGTCCAAAAACGGCAAAATCCGCGGGAAGGTCAGTTACCAAATCGGTTGAAGTTGGCATTTGCCAACCGAAGTTGGACGTTGGGTTTGTCATGTTTTCTCCTTATCAGGCAACAATTGTTGCATTTTCCCAATCAAGTGTCGGCGACACGCCCGACCAAGTAAATGTGTTGGAAATTTCGTCCCATGAAAGTGCCTGCAACGAATACGCCACTGGTGACACAAGCAATGAAACCGAAACTTGATTGTAGGAAGCCTGGAACGACCACCCTTCGACGAAGCCCTGAAAGATTGAACCCATGTTTGAAGGTAAATCGTTGATTGCTACGGGTTGCCCCATAAACACGCCAATTAGGTCGTCACGGTCGGCGTTGTCCAACTCAGGATTTGTCAGGTCAAATGTAATTTCGCTAAAAATTGGTTGGGGGTCTTTACGCAAAGCCAAATAGAAATTAGCCTGTGAAGTGGCGTCGGCTGAATTCTGCAGTGTGGTCGTGATAATTTGTGAAAGTGTGCCGTAATTGGCAATTGAAGTTGCGTCACTGGCACTGACTTCGGCACTGCTTGTTGCGTTGTATTTGATAGTTAAGTTGTTGCGAACGTCGCCTGCGCGGGTTTCAGTGCGCAGTCCAGCTGCGCGGGCTTGGTTTGCAGTAAGTTGAACATAACCGTTTGCAGCCAGGTATTGAGTGCGGTGTGTGGCGTCAGCGTAAGAAATGCGACCTTGGGCGTCTTCGTAAATATACCCAAGACCTGAACTTGCAAGTGCTGAAACAAGTGAATAAACGTCAACACGGTCACTTGACCTCGCTGCCAATTCATAATCGCCAGGACGGTCAATTTCACCCAAACCGACGTTTCCAGCCGTTGCCCAAGTTGTTGTTGGATTATATGTTGCCCAAGTCAAAGCACCAGGAACGGCAGCCCAAGATTGAAGCAGAACGCCTGAAAGTACGGTGTAAATTTGATTCCCGTCAAATGCCTTTGACAAAACACCGTTGGTCAATGCTTTGGGCAAACGTGCCAGCGCACCTAGTGCCGTGATTGAGTAAGTCTGCGTGAAAGTTGTCGAACCAACGTCACGGACTTCCAACCCAATATCAACAACATTGCCACCAAAGATTGCAACAAATGTGCCTGAAGTGTCTTTAACCGAAACACTGATTGTTGAGTTGATTGCCACTGGAACGGTGGTTTGTGCAAGGTCAATCAACTGAAGGTTGACGTAACCCGCCTGTGCCTGCTCATAGATATTTGTTCGACCGCTACGAATGACCAAGTTTGCCAAAACTGCGTCGGTGTACTCAACGCCGTCAATTTCAACCAGCCAAACGGGATTCCATTGCGTCATTAGATTGCCACAAGCGCGGTTGCACCGCCCGTGCCGCGATAGTAGGAATTATTCAAGGTTTCAACAATTGTGCGGGCAGTGCCTTCTTTGTCAATTGCACCTGAAACGTTGACGTTAATGGTCGTGCCTGAAGCGGCCATGATTCCAGCCAAAGTGTTGGTGTTGACGCCTGATGTGCCAAATTGGTAATTGCCACTGGAAGTTGCAGCAGCTGCGGTTGCAGCAACGCTTGCAGCCTTAGCCACACCACCGCTTGACGCCGTTGTTGTACCACTGGCTGAAGGTGCTGAAATCTTTGGAATTGTTGGCACTGCCGTTGAAACGCTTGGTGTCTTAATTGTTGGCACGCTAACCGTTGGGGTCGAAATCTTTGAAACATTTGGCAAAAATGGAATTGCGTTGTAGGCAGAAATCAAGGCGTTAATTCCAGCAACTGCGCCTGAAATCAAACCGTTCAAAATCCTGACCACGCCTGCAATGACGTCAATGACGCCACCAGCAATTTTGCCTGCAACCTGTAATGCGCCACCAAGCACCGTGCCGATAACTGGTGCAAGGTAGGTGGCAATATAACCGCCAAATTCTTTGAATGTGCTGAGGTTGTCCCCAATTGCGTCTTTGACGTATCCAAATGCTTTTATCAAACCGTTAATGATTGGCGTAAAAGTTGAAACCATAATGTTGCCAACCGTTGTGATTACCCCGCCCAAGCCATTGCCGTCAAGACTAAACGCCTTTGAAAATGCGTTGATTGCTGGCAAGGCGTTTTCGTTAATGAAGTTGATAACCTTTTCAAGTATTGGCAATAAAGCGAACCCAATTGTTTCTTTGGCTTCGTCAAATGCCACATTCATTCGGGCAATGCGTCCCGCGTAAGTGTCAGCGTTTCTCGCAGCTGCCCCGCCAAATAAACTTGAAAGTTTGTCTTGTACGTCAGTAAATTTCATTGTTTTTAATTCGGCAGCTGAAAGTCCAATACCCAACTTTCCAAGCGCAGCAGTGTTTCCGTCAAAACCCTTGCTCAATGCTGCTGCAACGGTTTCAAGCGGTTTTGAAGTCGCCGTGGATACGTCCAACGCAATTGCCAACAAATCTTGTGCCTTTGTGATGTCCCCAGTTGAACGCACCAAGCGACCCAAGGCTGGACGCAGTTGGTCGTCAGCCACACCCGTGGCAAGTGACATTTTAAGAATAGATTGTTCGGTTGCTGCTATTTGCGCCGTGGTTGCCCCTGTGGCGTTTTCTAACGCTAGGGCTAACTGTGTTTGCGCCTTCTCATCTTCAATGGCGGCTTTAACTCCTTCAATGCCTATTTTGACGGCATAAGCACCAGCAGCAGCGGCAGCGGCAACGAAGGCCGCGCCAATCATCTTGCCAGTCTTGCCAATCTTGTCCCCAAATGTGTCAACGTCTTGCGTTGCAGATTTAAGCGACTTGTTGAGATTATCAACGTCACCAAGAATCGAAAGTTTAAGGGTACGACTGCCAGCCATTAGTCATATTCCTTTACTATTTTGGAAAACGATTCTTCCCATTTCTTTATGATGTCGGGTTGAACGCTTCTTAGGGTTGGATAGATAAACCAGCCACGTGACCCGCGACCTTCGCGACCTGACCACACTGGGAATTGCTTATAGCGGTTCGAACCAAATTCAACGCCGCCCCAAATCTGTTGAGTTGTTGCGCCACCGCTTAATTTTTGGCCAGCATAACCAAAACTGATTTCACCAACTTTGGAAGACTTTGAAACCTTTGAACCGTCGGCAACACGGTTGTCAACCAGGTTACGCGTACGGCTTGACGCGGTTGCCTTGATTTTGCCTTGAACGTAAGTTGCCAGTTCGCTGGTTGCTTCTTTGGCTTGTGCAAGTGCTTGGTCGTCCATTGCTTTGAAAGAACGAACAATGGCGCGCAATTCATTCTTGTCGTAACTGATTGCGTCACTCGCCATTTGCTCGCCTTTCCAAAATCTCAATGACCGTCAAAATGTCTTCGGCTGATTCAAATTCGCTTGGTGGTAGCCCCGTTGCCAGGGCTACTTCCCAAACTATTCTGCTGAGGCTTCCGACTGCGTGGCTTTTGGGTTTGCCTCACCCACTATCACTTCGGAAATGGTTTCCGTCCATGCTTCGATTGGCTTGACTGGTTTCCCAGCTGCTTCGCGCTTCATGGCGTGATATGCAAGAAATACCAAATCGGATATACCGATTTTTTCCTGCGCTTGGGAAATGGTATGACCCGAATGTTTTTCCCAACGTACCCATTCAGGTGGCGCAGCCGTGTAAGTTATCTGCGTCCCGTCGTTATATTCAATTGTTATTGGTAACTTCATTTTGTCTCCCGATTAGTAGTTTTTTAACTGAAAGTTTCAGTAGGTGTTCCCACCACAATGAATGATAGGTCAACTGTCTGCGCGTCAGGTGCTGCCCCGCCGACTGCTGGGAATACTGGCATTACGTTAAACGCAAAGACCGCACCAGTTACGGCAGTCAATGAAACTGCCAAAGTTGTATTTGGTGCTGATTCGCACGCTGACCACAATGCTTCGCAAAGTGAACCTGTTGCGCCCCAGTCAGCAAGCATTGAAACGTCAAATGTCCACTGGTCGTCAATGTGCTTGTAAGCCTTGCCGTCAAGTGTTTGGTACGTTTCCACTGTTGGTGAATTCGCAAGTGTTGCACTGGTCGCCTGTGCGTCGTAATTTACGGTTGCAATGGTCACGACTAAATCGCGACCAGTTATGATTGTCGTTGGCATTTTGTCCCCTATGTTGTTTGTGTGTAGTACGTCGAAACGTTTATGTCAGCAACCAGCATTGGGCTTTGTCCTACTTCCAACACCGTTGGCTTTTCAACAACGCCAACAACGTATCCTGCGGGCATTGCCGCAAGAATTCCGATTATGAGTTTTTCCAGGTTGTCTAACGAACCTGCGTTGCTATTTGAAGCAACGATTGCCGTAATAGCAAAATTGATTTTGACTTTTGTTGAAGCCTTACCGATTAACACGACTTCCATATAAGGCGAATCGGGCACAACCACAATTGCAGGTGGGATCGGTGCTTCGGGCACGCTTGGGTAAATGTTTGCAGCTAGGGCGCTGAAGGCGTTTGCTAAAGCTGCACGGGTTTCGGAAACGGCGTTGGCTGGCACTTATTGAACGACCGTTTCAACGTCTAAAAACGGCATAAGCAGCGTGGACACCCTGTTGGTCAAACTTCTACCCATGCGATATGGCGTGCTGGCAAAATCTACGCCTTCAATTTGTCCACCAGCGGCAACGCGTGACTGGAACACTTCAACGCTAACGGCAAGAATTGCCGATTCAATTGGCGCACTGTTGGCATAAATTTCAGCCGCCGAATAGCCCGAAAGTGTTGCCGTACCTGTTGGAATAATGTCCCGCAATGTTACGTCGGCATTGGTACGCGCGGCGGTAAATGAATAAGTTGTCACGTCAATTACCGTAACGGTCGCTGAAAATGGTACAGGTAAGCCCGCAACAACGACTGATTGACCAGCAACAAAATGGTGTGCGCGTTCGGTGTAATACGTCGCGACGTTTGATTTTAATTCGTAAGCGTTAACCGCAGAAGTGTTTGCAACCAGCATTGGCAAAATAACGGCTTCGCTGGTGTTGATGATTTCGTCAAGATATGCGTCTGAATAAAGAGAAACGGACACGCCAAGAACTGTTCGCAATTGACTTGCGGTGACGATTGCTGGCATGTCCGTTTCCTTTCGATCGACTGCGGCGAGATCGGGAGAACCCGCCGCATGCT